GTCGCTGTACTGCTGGGTCTATCGCGCGTGGCTGGCTACCTACCTCGACGTTCAAATTATTAACAAAATTAGTATTTTTTGTTTTAATGCCGGCGTGGTCATATATTGCGCCTGCTGCGTCTAATTGCTGGGCAACCATCAACTGATAAGGCCTAGCTTTAAAAGTTACGCTATGGCTTTCACGCGGGTTATTTTCTGCGTCAAATTGGTCTTTAAATTGAACTGTGCCGCCTTTACTGGCGCGTCTACCTACTTTAATTTTTAGACCAGACTTAGCGGTTTTGTTAGACCAGTAAACCTCACGGCCTTTAATAAGTTTGCCGCGCACCATACCGGACAGCGGCGGCGTGTCGCCTATCAGCTGGCGGGCTGTAGCGATAATTGGCGCGCCAGCGCCTTTAATATCTTTAGTTACTTGCCGTCTGTAAACCTTGTCGTATTTGTTTAGTTCGGCCAACGTTTCTTTAATGCCGTCAATTTGTAAAACTAGCTTTGGGTTAGACATAGGTTTTATTCTGTTTGTTTAATATGTCTACGACTGTATACAAATCGGTTATGCCAAATTCGATATGGCTAGGCCAGTAATGGCAAGTTACTAACACTTCGGCCATAAGATAACTTACTGTGCCTGGTCGGCTTTTAAATCGGCGGCCTGTTCGACTACCTCAATGTTTACAAGACTGTTAATAAAAGTGTCTAGCGAAGCCGGTACGGTAATTGCGTTAAGGCGGCTAGCTTCGTAACACATATACGCCAAATCTTCTACGCCTATACCGTTAGCTATGTCTGACGCTTTACGTTTATATTTTCTTTCCCATAAAACTATGGTCATTAAATTAGTTTGTACTTCGTAACTGTTGCCGTCTTTAAATACGGCTTTAAGTGTTAATTGCATATTTGCCTTTCGTAGGGCAGCACCTTATTAGTGTTGCTTGTTTTATTAGTTCTCAGCGGCAAAAGCCGCGCCATTATGCGACGGCTTTAGTAAGTGCGCCGCCAGTAAACGTAAGCGTGATAGTCGACAGTTCGCCCAAGCTTGCGTTAATTGGCGTGTGGCTTTCAAGATAAGCGCCGGTCAAAGTGTATTTCGGCGCGTCAGCGGCCGGCGTTACAAGTCCTGCAGCTGTTGGCGAAACTGTAATAGTTGTTTGAATACCGACAAGACCATAAATAGTTGCTTCTGTTTCCGTTGCTGCGTAACTCTGATATAGCGTCACTTCAAAAGTGTTATTTTGTAGCGAAGTTACAGCCGAACCGCCAAACTTTCGGGCTGTGTCGCCAAAAGCGGTAGTTTCAAGTTGTTCATAGTTGTATGTCAAAACCGCGCTAGTTGCCTGGTCAGTAAGGTTCACGCTGTTAATTGTTAGCGCTGGGTTTGAAAGATAAACGGTAGTTGCCATATTGGTTAGTCCTTGTCTGTTTCTGTGTCTTTAGTTTTACCAGATTTTTTGGTGCTTTGTGTGGATAGGTGGCCGCCGTCTACAAGCGCTTCAACGTCAACGCCTTCTAAATCTTTATCGGTTACAGTATCGCCGCGTTTAAAACCGCCTAACCTGTCCGAAGTAACCATATAGCTAGTCATTTGTTTATCCTTACGCTGTCTGGGCTTGCATTGTTACTGTCAAATCATACGCTGGGTAAGCCACGCCGCCTACTAAAGCTTCTGTAGGCCTACCGTCCGTAACGCCTACGTTAGCACCTAGCACTAGCGAAGCCAGGTTAAGTAAGCTGCGTTGGGCGTCTAAGTTGCCTGGCCCTAAAGTTATTACCCGTACTGGAAACGACATTTTTACTATGTTGGCGTTAAACGCTTCGAAACTTGGCGCGTCAATAAAAGCGCAAGGCGGCACAAGGTTTCTAGGGTCGTTAACTACTTGTAACCCCGTCACGGCTGTGAGTGTTGCAGTTAAGTTAGTTAGCGACGTATTAAATAGGTCTGTAAAGTTTTGTGGCATTACGCAACCGCTGGCCTATCGACGCCTAACAGCTGTTTAATCATTGGCGACAAACCAAAACTGTTAGCTGTGCCTAAACCGTCAAACGACGCAAAATCTTGTACGCCGCCGCGCTGACGATACAACGCGCCCCCATACATAATTGTCCCTAAACTAACTGCGCCATTTGGTACGGTCGTTAAACTTTCGTTTTTGTAACCAGCCTCGCGCCTTCTGGCGTAACAAAAATTGTTCGAAGCCGCCGCGCATTGTGTTAAAAATGCTGTATCGGCTGCCGTTGCTGTACCGATACCTAGCCAGTCCTCTATTTGTGTTGCTGTTATCCAAGTGCAAACAGGCGTCGTGGTCAACGTGCCGGACGCTGCCACTATGTTTACGTTGTCAGCTGTTTTACTAAATAAAACTTGGTTAGCTATCGGTCTTTCTATGTCGTATAAAAAGAAACCTTCTATATCGACGCCGTTAAAATAATATTGTGGCAACGCTGAAACGGTATAAGTACCGTTAAAAGTAGCGTCAACGCCTGCGATAGTTACGCTTTGTCCTACTTCTAACGGGTCAGCGTTAGTAACAAGTACGACTACTGCGTAATTATCGGTTAAATATTTTTGTTTGACCGAATAGACGGCCATAGCTGGCCTTCTTTCTAGTCGTTAAACGAACTTGACGAACTTGGTAGCGTCTGCCATAAACGCGGCTGCGTAGCCTCTGAAGGCAATAGTGCGGCCAAGTGTTGCTGGTACGTCTACTGAAATTGCGCCTTTTTGCTGTTCGTAAAACTCGAAGCCTGCGGCTGGTCCTGCAGCGTGGCCCATAAATGAACCTGGCGCGTTTTTGTCTACGACAAGTACAAGGCCTAGCGGGTTACCATTCCAGCTTGTAGCTGACGAATTACCAGCAGCGTTTTGACCCATAAGGTTAGGCGCGCCCACAAACGGAAATACTGGGCGGTCTTGATTATCTACTGAACTTGCCAACGCAGCCCAACTAGCTGGCGTTACGACCATATGCGTAGGCAAATAGTTTGAAGTTGCACTAATTTGACGTGCGCCGTCATAAATTGCAGCTACCCAGTCAGCGCCTACGGCTGTGTCTGCGACGCTTGCAGTTTGTGTAATTGCAGCATGGCAAGTATCGACAGCGTAATTATCTGTTGCCTGACCGTAAGCGATAGCTAACTGATTAAGAATAATGTCAATGCTTGAAGGGTCTGACCAGTCCAAATCTTGTTCGGAGACTGTCACATATGTTCCAAAACTTAGTTTTGAAATATCAGAATTTGAAACCTCAACAGTTGAAGCGTTAAGCGCGTCGAACTGTGCATTTTGCTGTGTTACTACTGGGCGTGTAGTAATTTTTGGGCGTCGAAACGTTGCACCAGCTGTAGGCATAGCACGAGTGCCAATAGCGCTAACGAATGGTCTAATTGGGTTAAGCGAATCATAAACCGAACCCACAATAATTTCGGGCAAAATGCCGGGAGTCGATTCAGTGTTGATATAAGGCGCTACACCTGGCGCGGCTTCTACTCGTGCCGCGTTAATGTTTGCGTTAAGTTGTGCGAAATCTGAACCGCCGCGCACATACGCTGCGATATATTCAGACGTTGACGGCAAACGAAGTTTTTTTGGTTGCGCGTAAACCGTGTGTACGGCTGCGGCTTCGATTATTTGCGGGCTTTCTACTGGCTGTGTCATTTTTGTTACCTCTGGTTCTGGGTCTTGTTTACTATTTAACACTACTTCGGGTTCTGGTTGGTGGATACTTGCGGCTACTCGTTCTACTTTAGCGGCTTCAAAAGCGCCGTAAGGCAAAAGGCTTAATTCTTGCCAGTCAGCTTTAGTAATAATCATTGTGCCGGCTTCATCAAAACTAAATTCGACTGGCAAAATGCCGACAGACAAACTATCTAAAACGCCGTCTTTTGCTAGTTGTAACGCTTCGTCGCCTGCGCGGGTTTCGCTTATGCGGGCTTCAAATAGGACCGTATCGCCTACCTGTTCGCGGGTTTCGACTATGCCTATCGGCTGGGTGCTGTCGTGGTAAAGATACATTTTTGGTTTCTTGCCTTCAAGCGGTAAAGCACCATTAGCAAACTTTACTTTTTGGCCGTCAGATACTACGGCTTCGACGTCATACTGAACAGCTACGCCCGCCAACGTTCTACGGGGCAGCTTTTCGCCAGCGGGCGCAGCGTCTAAATTTAAATCTTGCGGCACTAATCTAATCATTGTTTATATCTACCGTTTCTTTTTCGGCTTCTTCTGGTTGCATTTTTTCTTGTTGTTCTAAATAGCTTTCAATGTCGAAGCGTACTACTGTTCCGCGCGGCAGCACGTTATTTGCGCTTAACGTTTCTTGTATGCAATCGATATAAGGTTTGACGCCGAAGGTGTATAAATCGCGTGAAGCTTCAGCGCTACTAACATAACTGTAATTTCCAATGCTCACGGAAACGAGGTAGGCGGGGACGTTCGCAATTCTTGCAAT